GCAAATACTATTGCATTAGGTGAAAACTCACTTGTAGACGCTGATAAGGATGGACTTCCTGTTTCAGTAACTATGGGTGGTGCTGCAGGTACTGGTACTATTCAATTAACTATGATGTACGTTGTAGATTAATTACTAAATATTAGGTGGGGGAGTAATCCCCCATCTTTTTATGAAAAAGATTCAAGATTTAAAACCTGTATTACATTTTAAAAAAAATAATTATGTATACAGATATGTGTTAGTAGATAGGTTTAAACATGATACCAAGTATCATTATGGCTTTGACATTAAAGAAGAGAGAACAGAAAAAGAAATATTCGCTTTAGAAAAAGATAGACAGATAAGGCGAAAGTATATTATAAGGAAGTAGTATGGCATCAGTAGTAGACATTTGTAATGGAGCATTAAATCAATTAGGTGCTACAACTATACTTTCACTTACAGAAGATTCAAAAAACGCTAGACTTTGTAATCAAAGATATACTCAAGTAAGAGATGGTGTATTCAGATCACATCCTTGGAACTGCTTACAGAAAAGAGTTGAACTAGCAGCAGATACTACAGCTCCTGCTTGGGGTTTTAAAACTTCTTTTACATTACCATCAGATTGTTTAAGACTACTTAGAATATTAGATTATGAATCTAATTACAAAGTAGAAGGTAGAAAAATATTATCTAATACATCTAGTATGAAAATATTATATGTTGCTAGGGTTAATGATCCCAATGAGTATGATGAATTGTTAAGAGAAACATTATCTGCATCACTTGGTGCTGATATTGCTTTTGCAGTTACTTCTAATAATCAAACAGCTCAAAATATGTATCAACTGTTTCAAGATAAATTAAGAGATGCTAGATTTGTAGATTCAACTGAAGGTCAAAATATAGATCAAGATCTAGGAATGACAGATGCAATAGACGCAGGTAGCTTTATTAACTCAAGGTACTAATACATGGCTAGAGTTGCAGCTCAATTAACAAACTTCACAGGTGGTGAACTATCTCCAAGATTAGATGGTAGAAACGATTTAGCAAAATATTCATCTGGTTGTGCAACATTAGAAAATTTAATTATATACCCTCATGGCTCAGCAGCTCGTAGACCAGGCACAAACTTTGTTGCTGAAGTAAAAGATAGTACAAAAAAAACAAGATTAATTCCTTTTGAATTTTCTACCACACAAACTTATATGTTAGAATTTTCTAATTTAAAAATTAGAGTATTTAAAGATAATAGTTCTGTATTAGAAAGTAATAAAACTATAACAGCAATAACAAAAGCTAATCCTGCTGTAGTAACTGCTACATCACATGGTTATGAAAATGGAGATGAAGTATTAATTAGTGGTGTTGGAGGTATGACAGAAGTAAATGGTAAAAGATTTTTAGTTGCAGACAAAACTACTAATACATTTGAATTACAAGACAAAGATGGAAATGATATAAATAGTTCATCATTTACTACTTACACTTCTGGTGGAGTATCTAATAAAGTTTTTGAAATTACAACACCTTATTTAGAAGCAGAATTATTTGATTTAAAATTTGCACAAAGTGCTGACGTTATGTACATTTGTCATCCAAATCACGAAGTAGAAAAATTATCAAGAACAGGTCATACATCTTGGACATTAACAGATGTAAATTTTACTAAAGGACCATTTTTAGATCCTAATATTACAGAAACAACCTTAACTCCTTCTGGTGCTGAAACAACAACTTTAAATGGAACACTCGGTAATAATACTAATGGTACATCAGGATCAACAATCGCTTTAACATCTGCTACAGGTTTTCCAACAACTGGTAGAATACAAGTTGGAACAGAATTAATTTCTTATACTGGTGTATCAACAAATAACTTAACAGGTATTACAAGAGCTGTTGATGGTTCAACAAGAGCTGCACACTCAAATGGTGCAACAGTAACTAATGCTGGAACAGGATCAAGAACTATTACTGCATCTGCAGTAACTGGAATTAATGGTGGGTCTGGATTTTTAGCAACAGATGTTGGTAGACAAATACATTTTAATGATGGTTATGGAGTTATTACAGCTATAACAAGCACAACAGTTGTAACAGTAAATATAACGACAGCTTTTGCAAATGCTGATGATGACGCAATTACTAATTGGTTTCTTGGAGCATTTTCAGATACTACAGGTCATCCTTCTTGCGTAACTTTTTTTGAACAACGATTAGTATTTGCTGCAACATTAAATAATCCACAAACAGTTTACTTTTCTAAATCTGGTGATTATGAAAACATGGATGCTAATCTTGATGGAACGATTGCAGACGATGATGCAATTATTTATACGATTGCTTCTAACCAGGTTAATGCTATTCGTTTTATGACATCAACAAGAACTTTAATTATTGGTACTGCAGGTGGTGAGTTTGCAGTAAGTGGTGGTGGATCTGATAGTGCTATTACCCCAACAAACATACTAATTAAAAAACAATCTAACCATGGTGCTGCAAACATAGATGCTATCTCTGTAGGTAACGCAACATTATTTTTACAAAGAGCTAGAAGAAAGATTAGAGAACTAGCTTTTAACTTTGATGTTGATGGTTATGTAGCTCCAGACATGACAATTCTTGCTGAACATATTACTGAAGGTGGTTTAACACAAGTTGCATATCAACAAGAACCTAATCAAATTATTTATGCTACTAGAGAAGATGGTGAGTTAGTCGGATTAACTTATCAAAGAGAACAACAAGTAACTGCTTGGCATAGACATATCTTTGGTGGAAGATTTGGTATAGCAACAATTACAGTTTCTGATTATGCAAACATTGTAAACAAAACTAAAATTACTTTAACAAAATCAGATGGTACAACTGTAGACTTTAACTCTACCACAGGAACTGCAGGAACTAATGAATTTAAAACTGAAACCAGTAATAATACTACTGCAACTAATTTAAAAAATGCAATAAATGCTCACGCTAATTTTACTGCAACAGTATCAAGTGCAGTAGTTACAATTACTGAAACAGCACATGAAGCAACAGGATATTTAACGATTAAAAGTTTTGACAAAACAAGATTAACAGCAACAAGCGAAGGTAAAGCAGTAGTAGAAAGTGTAGCGGTAATTCCTACAGATGACAAAGAATATCAAACTTATGTAATTGTAAAAAGAACAATTAACGGTTCAACTAGAAGGTATGTTGAATATTTAAACGAACTTGACTTTGATGAAACAGATAACACATCTTTTAATTTTTTAGATAGTGCATTAAGTTATAGTGGTTCAGCAGTTACCAATCTTTCTGGATTATCACACCTTGAAGGACAAGTTGTTTCAATATTAGCAGATGGTGCAACGCACCCCAATAAAACTGTAAGCTCTGGTGCGGTAACTTTAGATCGTTCAGCAAAAGATGTTAAGATTGGTTTAGCTTTTACATCTTTACTACAGACAATGAGATTAGATGCTGGTTCACAAGATGGTACATCACAAGGTAAAACTAAAAGAATATATGATATTACAGTTAGAATGTTTGAAACTATAGGTATAGAGGTTGGACCAAACTTAGATGATATGGAAAGAATACCTTTTAGAACTTCTGCAAACTTAATGGATGAAGGTATACCACCATTTACAGGAGATAAAGAAGTAGAATTTAGAGGAAATTACGAGACAGATGGGTTTATTTTTGTTAGACAAACACAACCTTTACCTTTTACAATTTTATCGTTATACCCAAGGTTAGTAACAAATGATGGATAATATACTAAATATAGTGCCTTATACTGCACAACATGGAAAATTTATTTTATCTCAACAAATGAACCATAAAGTATTAGAAGCAGATAGACATTATATTAATGTTGATGGTGATGCTAGAAACTTAGAACAAGATCATTTAGCATTTACTGGTATCGTTAATCATGAACCTATCTTTGCTGCAGGAATGAAAATGGTTTGGGGTCAAGTTGCTGAAGGTTGGGTTATAGCAACAAGCGAGATGTGGAAACATCCACTTAGTGTTGCTAAAGCAATTAAAAAAGATTTTGCAAGAGTTGCTAAAGAAAATAATATTACTAGAGTTCAATCTGCAATCAGAAAAGATTTTAAAGAAGGTTTAAGATTTGCAGAGTGGTTAGGTTTAG